TTAATATTCGGTGCTGTTCCACTGCCATATTCGCCTGGTTTTGTACCTCTAAAGACGTTAACATCAGAATTATCTCCATCACCTTTCTCTACGTTAACACTACCTTTCACACCCTCGGTGAAGGTTCTATTTGCAATATATCCTCGTCTAGTACTATCTGGAAAATCATTGATAATATCAGCAGTTTTTGATTTCAAACTCTTATTATTTGAATTCAAGAAGGAGTTAATTGGAATATCATTAACTGTTGCTCCAGGTTCTCCTTTCCAGTTATTTGTTGCAGGATCCCACTGTGCAATTTGATTGCCATTATTATCTTGAATAATGGGGGGTAATGCTGGTTTATCTGGGTCTAATACAATCTGTATCTTTTTAAATACATCGGGATTGGATTTGGTTTTGATGGGAAATTTAGTTGCTTTATTTGCCATTATATCGGCTTTTTGTTTTATTTATAGTGATGTCTGAAAGTTTCTATATGGAACAGACCTTAAGAGACCAGCGTCTTCATTCGGAATGATGTATAGATTACCTACCAATTCTGCCCAAGTATAATTTCTCATAGCACCCCAGTGATAGTTTATTCCCTTAAATCCCCATTTTTCAATGCTAAGAACAGAAACTAATGGGTACTGATCATATAGAATGTTAGGTGTTTTTGGACTATATACAAAAGTATAATGTTTTCCTGCTTCTGGTATTACCTCAACATCAGAATATACATCCATAATCTCCAACATAATATCGTCAGGATCTAATAACCTATCAATTCTTTCTTGGAGTAACTTGAATTTGGGTGTCATTACTTGATACCTAGTTCTTTTTCGGTGATTATCTTAAATTCAAGTAGACGATCTTTACACCATTCTTGGGCAGCTTTCCATTTTGCCTGATTTACTGCGTAAGTTTTTGACTCATAGATGAATGATTTCGTAACTCTTTTACCTTTTTTTGGTGGTTTTGTCTGTTTATTTGGTTTCACTTCAACAACATATCGCTTGACTAAACCATCACGATGTTTCACTTTGATGATAAAATCTGGATAATACCGATGCACACGATTATCTAACGGGGAAATATAAGGTATGAAGAATTCTTCAGATCCATATTGAAGTATGTTTAGATTTTGGTCACACCATCTCAGAAAACGAAGTTCCCATGAACTTCTGTAAATTATATTTTCTACATTTCCAATGTATTTTTCTGGATTTTGTGGATGAAATTTTCCTTGCCTATACTTACCATCCTCTCTCATCGCATACATATAATAAAGGGATCAACTGTATTTAGATGGCAGCACCGGTAGCAAGATTTATGACGGAGTTGAAGGATAAGATCCTAAAACCTTCACTTACGTCTCAATATAAAGTAGAAGTACTTCCTCCCACTGGTCCAGGATCACCAAATTTGGGATATTCAAAACAAGATACCTTGAATCTTTCTTGTTCTGAAGCAGCATTACCTGGTTCATCACTCATGACTCATGAGATGAAGGATGATCATCATGGTGTAACTGAAAAGATTGTATATAGAAAGTCTTACGATGATACTGCAAGTTTTACTTTTTATGTTTCTGTAGATTATACTTCTATTACCTTTTTTGAAAACTGGATAAGATACATATCTGGAGAGACACTCGTGAGTTCGGATTTTGGTGATTCTAATACTCCAGCATACAATCATAGAATAGAGTTTAAGAAAAATTATCAGTCTCAAATGTATATCAACAAATTTGAAAAAGATTACTCGGAGAGTGCATTTACAGGGGGTGAAGGAAGAACCTATTTGCAATATAAGTTTTTAGATGCATATCCATCTGCAATTAATTCTATGCCGGTCTCTTATGATGGATCACAATTATTAAAGTGTACTATAAATTTTAATTTCACTAGATATATGCTCAGAGTTGTACCATATTGATTCTGATGCTAAAATAAATAAAACGTATGAATTTTTAATTATCTAAAATTATGCCATTACCCCAAATTGCAACACCAAGTTACGAATTGACTCTACCATCAACTGGAGAAACAATTGAATACAGACCATTCCTGGTTAAAGAAGAAAAACTTCTTGTCCTTGCAATGGAAACCGAAGATACAAAGGATATTACTAAAGCAGTCAAAACAGTAATTAAAAACTGTATTCAGACAAAAGGTGTTAAGGTAGAAGAACTACCAACATTTGATATTGAATATCTTTTTCTCAACATTCGTGGAAAGTCTGTTGGTGAAGAAGTTGAAGTTAATATCATCTGCCCCGATGATGGAAAAACTCAGGTTCCTGTAACAATTAATATTGATGAAATTGAAGTTGAAAAGGATAAAAATCACACCACAAAATTTTCTATTGATGATCAATTAATGATTGAGATGAAGTATCCATCTCTTGATCAGTTTATCAAGTCAAACTTTGACTTTAGTGGTGGAAATCAAATGGAGCAATCATTTGAATTGATTTCTACATGTGTAGATAAAATTTTTAATGAAGAAGAAGTATGGGTTGCTGCAGATTTTTCAAAGAAAGAATTGATGGATTTTATTGAGTCTATGAATTCAACTCAATTTAAAAAAATTGAGTCGTTCTTTGAAACCATGCCTAAATTGAAGCATGAGATAAAAGTCAAAAATCCAGATACTGGAAAGAGTAGTTTGGTTGTACTTGAGGGATTATCAAGTTTTTTCGGGTAGGAATGGTTCATATGGACCTAATGAACTACTACGAGTTAAATTTTTCCTTGATGCAGTTCCATAAATATTCTTTGACGGAGATTGAAAATATGATTCCTTGGGAACGCGATATTTACGTTACGTTCCTTAAGAATCACATTGAAGAAGAAAAAGTTAAACAGCAACAAGCAAAAGCAAAGTCTACATTCTAATGCGGAAAAAGTACAAAGGTCGCCCACCAAAGATTAGAAAGACTGTAAAGGGTAAAAACGTTAATAAGAATAAGTTTTTTAACCTTTACTCTATTCTAGGTGGGTTACTTTTTGGTGATAAGAAGAATGTAGGTAATGTAGGTAATGTAGGTAATGTAGATAATATTGTATCAGCACCATCTTTTAATATCGGTGCATTAAAATTAGATGCAGTACGTCCAGGGGAAGAAAAAGAGACTGTACCAAAATACAACACTGGTGGTCTCGTAGAGGTTGTAAAAAACTACAACAAAATTGTAAATGAGTATATTACCAATAGGTCTAAAGTATCATCCGAGAGTGGTAAAGATATCAAGGGTGCAGGTGTTGACACTCAACTCATTGCTGCTCAACCAGGTGAAGTTGTAATCAACAAAGAAACTGTTGATAAAATTGGAGTAGATTATTTCTTAAATCTTAATAAAAGATTTGGTGGAGAGGATTCAAATAAACCAAAAGAAGCAAATGTACAAGCAGCATCCGGTGGTGGCATAATTGAATCTTTAAGAACATATGCTGTTGGTGGAGTTGTTGAAGATGAGGAGGAGGTTGTAAACTCAACAGTATCTAAGATACTCGGATTAGATTTTTCTGATGACTTTACGAAAGACGAGTTACAAACTCTTCTAAAAGAATTTTTAGTCAAGTATCAGGAAGGAAGTGCAGTAACAACCGAGGATGAAAGATCTAAGGTTAATAGTGATGATCTTCAAAAAGTAAGAGAAGAGTTTATTAGACTCAAGAAAGAAAAGAGTGCTCCAGAAAAGAGATATAGAGTCACAAAGAGAGCAACTAGAGGAACATTTACTGGTTTTGGTGGTACTTCACCAGTAGAACCACCTGGTCCACCTACCTCTGGACCCACATCCAAGATGTTACCTGGGGTTGGTACACTAGCACCATATACTCCTCAAAATTTCCAAGAAGAATCAGATGTAGAATCAGAGAAAAAAAAGAAGAAAAAACCTGTAGATAGTCTTGAAAAAAATGTTGGAGCAATCCGCAAGACTGTAGATTCTATTTTTAAAACTCTCTCGGATCAGAGTAAGTTCTTAAGTAGTATATTTGAAAAAGAAAGAAAAGTAGGTCAGAATAAAAGAAGAGCAGAAAAAGAAGAAAAATTTGAGAGTAAGGGTGAATCAAAGACCAAGAAAGTTATTGATAAGGTCGTAAAACCATTCAGTAATATTTTTGATGGATTTCTTAAGTTTATTACAACTATTCTTCTAGGAAAAGCATTAATTAAACTAGTTAATTGGTTTGGTGATCCAAATAATCAATCTAAAGTTGAATCTATTGGCAGATTTTTAAAAGACTTCTGGCCAGCACTTCTTGGTGCTTACTTAATTTTTGGCAATTCTTTAGGTAAGTTTGTTGCCAGTATGATTGGTACGGTCACTAAGATGACCTTTAAACTTCTTAAGTTTGCAATACCAAAACTATACAAGGTTATCCGAAAAAATCCGATTGCGGCTGCAGCAGTCTTAGGAGTAGCTGGTGCTGCGTCTATGGCAATGAAAAATGAAAGTACGCGAGAGGAAGAAAATAAAAAAGATGATAAAAATATAGTAACTCCTACCGAAACTAGAGAAAAAGGACAAACCCCTTCTGGTCCCCAGTTAATGGATGAGATGACCAGACAAAGAGGATTTGGTGGCATGTTCTCTAGTGGCGGTTTAGTTCCATTCAAGGGTGATGATTCAAATTTAACCAAAGAACAAAAAGGACAGCAGCAAAAAGAGAAGAAAACGGATAATCCATTATTAAGTCTTTTTGGTAAGACACCAACTGGAATGGCAATTAATGGTGCCAATAAGGGTATTAGTTCTTTTGGTTCATCCATTAAAGAGAAGGGTCTTGGTAATGCAGCAATGGATCTTGCTGGTGGTGCATTTGGTAATATTAAAGACTTCATGGATGAAAAAGGCATTTCTGATGTCTTAATGGAACACCCTCTTGCTAAGATGGATGCTTTTGGGTTGGGAAAAGGTAAAGAAGAATTTGCCAATCTGAAAGGATTCATGGATGAAAAGGATATCACTGATAACCTGATGGCACATCCTCTTGCCAAAATAGGCATGTTCGGTATGGATCAGACCATGAATTTTGGTAAGGATCCCGCAAGGGATATTACTGGCGATCCCGCAAGGGATATTACTGGGGATAGTGGAACTGATATTAAAGGTGCTGGTGTTGATACTCAACTTATTTCTGCTCAACCTGGAGATGTTGTTATCAATAAGGAAGCAGCATCTGCTGTGGGTC